AAATTTAATATATTAATTAAAAAAATTATTTCTTTATAATCATTAAACATAGGTGTTGCCGACATAAACAACAATTTCAAATTATCCACATTTTTAACCAATTTTATTAATTCATTTGAAACTAATTTATTGCTATTATCTTTAGATTGACGAATATTATGTATTTCATCAATTATAATTAATCTATTACCAAAAAATTTTTGTAATTTATTTTTTATTAATATTTGCTTTTTCTTTGAATCTAATGTGGCTAGTGATTGATTTGAAATATTTGATTTCTTCATTATTAAATTGGCAAATTGCGTATATCCCATAAATAAGTAATAATTATTTATAATATTTTTAACAATTTTTATTACTTTGTCGCGGGTAAGGTTTTTCTGTATCATATTGATTTCATCTAAAATATTTTGACCAGCACAATTATTAATAGTCCATACTCCATTTTGTTCTTCCAATTTTCGCTCATCAAACAATTGTAAATAAAAATTTTCTTGAACATTTGGCGAAGCAACTATTATTATTCGATCATTATAACCCATAAATTTTAAATATTTTCTTGTTTCTTCAGCAACACCGATTGCCGAGCAAGTTTTTCCTGTTCCTAGTCCATGATATAATAATATTCCATTATACGGAGTATACATTGAAAGGAAATTTTTTATAAATTTTTGATGTGGTGCTAATTCAAAATCTTTATTACAAATTTCATTGCTTTGTTTCTCAAAATCAAAGTCTTCATCTATTTTGATTATTAATTTATTTTCTTTAAATTCTTCTTTGTTTGCTATCTTAATGTTTAAAAACTCGTCATCCAAATGTGGATATAAATATTTATAGTTAGTAGTATTCGAATCGTTCAATTCTTTTGCGTTCAATAATTCGACAGCATTATTAAAATATTTATAATCTGTTAATGTATTTAAATTTTGTTCTAACGTTTCCAGTTTAGTTTTGTCTAGTTTGTTATTGTCAAATTTATTTATATTTTCTCTAAATAATGATACTAATTCTTCGTTATTTTTTTTCTTAGTTTTATCTTTTTTTATGTCTGGATTTATCTCTGGATTTCCTTTAGGTTTCATAAATGTTTTATCATCTTCCTCTTCAGTTTCCTCTTCAGTTTCCTCTTCTGTTTCATCTTCTTTTTCATCTTCTTTTTCATCTTCTGTTTTCGCTTCTGTTTCATCTTCTGTTTCATCTTCTGTTTCTTTTTCCTCTTCTTCCATAGTTTCCTTATTTAAAGACATTGGAATATTGACTAATGTTCCATCGTTTAATTCGGTCTTACTAATTTTACTCATTACTATATATTAAATATATAGTTTATAACTTTTTAATAAATTATTTAAATAATTTATAATTTTCTTTTTTTCATAGTTATATTCTCTAATATAATTATTAACATCATCTATAGGTATCCATTTTATTTCAGTAATTTCATATATTTGATAATCATTTTTTGGTTGATTATTATCAACAATAATACCAACAAAATATTTATGTTTATATGATTTATAATTAGAACCACTAAAAATTTCTTCATATGGAACAATATTATTAATTATTATAATATCATTTTTTTGATAACCTGTTTCTTCTTCAAATTCTCTTAGCCCACATATAATATCTTTTTCTTGATAGTTGCGTCGCCCCTTCGGAAATCCCCATTCTGGTTCTTCATAATTTTTATCACACAAGTCAATAATAGATTTTAAATTATAACTTTCTAAAATATTAGAATATCCTTGTTTCAAATTTGTAAATTTGATCTTTGAGGTTTTTTCTTCGTTTTTATAGGAGTTGTTTGTATTATAATTCCATAAATATTGCCATATTGTATCAAAATCATTATTTAATATATAATTTCTCTCATTGTTAGTCATATTATTTAACAAATTTTTTATATAGTTTTTATCTTCAATAGAATATTTACCACGCATAAAATCTACAAATGATAACGTGTCTTTGCGTTTAATAATTAATAGTTCAATAGAGTTTTCAAATACATTTAGCGCACTATTATGTTTTTTTACTATTCTAATAGGAATAATACCTATACTAGTAATAGGTACTTTACATTGATGAAATAGATGTCCTAATTTGCCACAATTATTACAAAAATATTGTTTTTTTATATTCATATTATTAGTTATAATAATATATAAGAATGCTTTTATATAATTTATTTATTTACTAAAGTTATTAAGTCATTAAGTCATTAAGTCATTAAGTTATTAAGTTATTAAGTTATTAAGTTATTAAGTTATTATGTGATAAATTTTAATATACTAAAATAATAATATGTATAACACAAATCATATATTTAATCCAATTATATGGGGTCCGCATTATTGGTTTGTATTATATACAATTGCTTTATCTTATCCATTACATATTAATGATTGCACAAAAAAAAAATACTACGACTTTATAACAAACCTACCTCTTTTTTTGCCAGTTTCTGATATTGGGGGTGTTTTTAGTCAATTTTTAGATGCGTATCCTGTAACTCCATATTTAGATTCGAGAGAATCATTTTCAAAATGGGTCCATTTTATACACAATAAAATAAATATTTATTTAGGTAAGCCAGAACTAACATATTATGATGCTTTAAACAACTATTATGAAAACTATAAATTAAAAGAAGTTAAAAAAAATGATGAGCGCAAAAACAAAGAAAAGTATGTTTTTGGTGCTTTAATTATTATTATTATCCTAGTAATAATATATTTATATATTAAATATTAATATTATGAAACTAGAACTACTTATTTTTTTAATAACTGTTTTTGTATTAGCAAACACATATTTTGAAGGAAACTTAATTAATAAACTCAAACACTATCAAAAATATTACAAAATGGTATTTTTTGCTTTCATTGGATTATGTGTGTATTTATTTATAAAAAAAAATCCGGGTAATTACAAAGAACTTGTATCTCACGCCAACAGTTATATAAAATATTTACCAATTGATAGAAACACAGCAAGTTTCATAACTCCTATTATTGATCTAACATCTAAATCAATAACTAGTGAATTAAATAATAATTTTAATTTTTCCAGTTCAGTTAATAATCAACAAACGCAAAATTTATTAACTTCAATAAACAACAATCAAAACTATTTATCTAAGCAACAGCAAAAAATACTGTCTTCTGGTAATATGACAACAAAAAGAAGTGTTAGTGAAACAAAAAAAAAATATGTAGCTGCTTCGCAAAACTGGCATTGTAAGCATTGTAAGAACCAATTGCCTGCTTGGTTTGAAGTAGATCATGTTAAAAAATTAGAATACGGAGGTTCAAATAATATTGAAAATTTAGAAGCATTATGTAGAGATTGTCATGGTAGAAAAACTGCTTTTGAAAATTTATAAATAACAAATCAATAATAACAAATCAATAATAACAAATCAATAATAAATAATATACTTATAATGTAATATATTATTTATGAGTGGTACGAGTGATAAAAAACCAACTAATGTTAAATCAATTGATAATACACCTAATGAGGGTGGTGTTTTTCAGTTTATTAAAAGTAAAATTTACTATTTTGTAATTATTGTAATATTAGTGCTAATATTAGGATTATTCGGTTATTTAAATAATAACCAAGACGTATTTCAAATAAAAGGTACTAAACACGAAATATTTTGGTGGATATTTTTAATAGCGTTTTGTGTATATACTTTTATATTCTTTGCTCATAAACAAAAATCAAATACTGGTACTGGTACTGGAAGTTTTAAAATCAATTCCAGTTATTTAAACATGTTTAAAAATCTTGGATTTTTGTTATTTATATTAATAATTCCTTTATTACTAATAAACCATTCAATAACTTCAGACAGATCCAACAATATTTTTAATGTTATGCAAGGATTTTTAGGAACACTAATATTTATTGTTATTTTAGCAATAATAGCAAAAGTATTTTCTATTTGGCAAACAAGTCCAGAAAAAACCACTTTAACTAACGAAGATTCACCTGTTGTAAAAATATTATCTACAATAAAAAATATTATATTCTTTATTCCTTGTTTGCTAGTCATATTAGTAGATGAAATACATAAAGACATAAAATTAACACCATCTCCTGTTTATTTATTATTTTTTGTCTTATTAATCCTAATAACACTAATATTTGTGTTGCCTATTATGTTTAAATATTTCGCAAAACACAATAAAAGCGATGTTTTAGCAGGGGAAGGTCCTTTTTATTTAAATGAGAAGAAAACTTTAGGAAAATATCAAAACTTGGATAAAAATATTACTAATAATATTATTATTCCAAATTTTAATAGTAATTCCAACGTTGAAGCCAAACCTTTAGAAACCAAAATAACTAAATTACTTTCATATTTTAATGAAAATTCATTAAATAATAGGTTTAATGAAGCTGGTTCTAGAGAGACTGCTTCTACAGAAAATATTTCTAATGAAGAAACAGTAAGAAACGAATATTATAATAGCAAAGATAACATTGCAGATAATACTCAAGGATATGATTTCAAATTATTTCCAAATGATTTAAACACTAAATATAATGTAGGAGCAAAATATTATGATCCTTCAAAAATTAATAGAAAATTCCCATATACTTATACTTATAGTTTAAGTTTTTATATTTATATAAATCCACAACCTACTAATACGTCAATTGCTTATACAAAAGACACCGAATTGTTTAATTATGGATTTAAACCAGTTATATATTATAATGGGAAATCTAGAAAAATTATTATAAAATCTAGAACAATAAGTAATAAAGCAGACCAACTAGATACCATTTATGAAATGACTACCGTAAAACATCAAAAATGGATATCTTTTGTTATTAATTATGAAAATAACAATATAGATATTTTTATTGATGGAAAATTAGTAGGTTCAAAAAATAATGTTACACCTTACTTTATTGGTGATAGTGTAACTATTGGAGAGGACGATGGTATATATGGAAGTATTAAAGAAATATTTTACTTTGATAAAATAAAAACTCCTGACTCTATACAATTTTTATATAGTTTAACAAAAAACAAAAATACAATTTAGAAAAACTACAAAACTAGAAAAATACAAAACTACAAAACTACAAAAATACAAAAATATTAAAACATTATAATATTTTTATATATTAATATTTTATAATGAGCACTATAAATATAATTATTATAGTAATTCTTCTTTTAGTATTATTTTGGGGATTAAACAATATATTTTTCAAAACAAACATAATTTACGACAAAATGTGTGAAGCATCAAAACAAGACACTGCTACTTCTGGATCAGAATCTAGTACTCTTAACATGATAGCTGCCAAAGATATACCAGATACAACCTCTTCTAATTTTATGTTAAGTGTTTGGTTTTATATAGATAATTGGGGCCAAAATATTTCAGAAGAGAAAAATATTTTATATATGGCTACTGCGAGCAATTCTCGAACAGCAGAACGTTTATCCTTACCTATTTCTGGTCTTAGCACAAAAGTAGCAATAACTACACCTTCGGCAAGTAGTGCTCTACCAAAAAATATTAACATAGCATTAGACAAATACGAAAATAATTTATTTATAGATATAGAATGTTTCCCAGATAAAGAAAGTGATAATGGAAAAACTATTTATACTAGATATAAAATACCTAATATTCCAGTTCAAAAATGGAATAATTTAACGCTAAGTGTCGATACCCGAACATTAGATGTATATTTAGATGGTAAATTAAGAAATTCATTTATTATGCACGGATTATATAAAAATTACTATGACACGCAAATTAAAAAAAATATATATTTAGGATATGCACACACCAATAATATTGGATTTGAAGGTTTTATAACACGTGTTCGCTACATTGGTGATTCTATTAATCCACAAGATGCTTATAATATTTATAAAGATGGCATAAACGCATCACTGGCTCAGTCATTGTTTAATAAATATAGCTTAAAAGTAAGCTTCTTAGAATATAAGACCGAAAAAGCAAGTTTCCAAATTTAAATAAAAAACAAAATAAAACAAAATAAATTATAATAAAATATATTATTTATATATTTATA